CTAACATCAAAATGATTACTACAAAAATAATCTTTTCGTACAACTGGCTTAATAGGATCAATATCCAAACATACTTTCTTTTCTTTACCATTTAAATATGCATTCCCCGCATAAATAATTAAACCATTTGGTGGTGTTTGCCGATAAAGTTTCAGTCTCTGGATAGTGGTTGAAATAGCAGTTTGGACTGCAAGAGTTGTGGTATGTGATTTGATATTGGTGGCTGTTCCATATTCATGTTGAAGTTTATTGATAACTAAGGGTAATTGAGTTCCAGGTGGAATTGGAAGAGTAATTAGTCCAGTCGGTGCAGTTCCGCGATATTCTTTAAGGGTTTTAAGGAAATGCCGTATTTTCCACTTTTCAACTTCATTCTCACTACCCATTATTTATATAAACTATATAAATCATATCTTTTATCATTTTTTTTGGACAAAGTATCAGAACAGTAGAAATAACAAAATATAACCGGTTGTATATTATTACATACCCATAATAAAACGATCAAGCGGACCATCATCTACAGACATTGAAATATCAGAAGACAATTCTTCAGAGTCGTATCCCTTCATTGGTTCAGGTGCCATACAACATAATTCATCATAACGCTTTTCAATATACGTATTATTGGCATACTTAATCATACTATTTGTCCATTTGCGTCCACGCTTTATAAGACCAAACGTATTGAGAATTGATGCGAAATCATCTTCATCACCATAGAAAATTTCGTCTCGATTCATAATTTGTTCACCGCGGTAAATAGCATAACCATCTTTTTCAATATCATCTGGTGCGAATATCAGATGGTAGTTATAAATGGCATCCAGAATCTGACCCGTTGTATAGTCACCATACAACATCATTAAAATCATCAATACTGCCGTTTCTTGGGGATTAGCGCAACGTACACCCCGAATCGTATGATAACCATACGGACTTGCACCAATTGGCTGTCCAAGAAATCTCTTACTAATGTTAGCAGCATGAACTCTTTCACTTATCTTATCGGATTCGAGTTGAGCCTGTGACAATTTCATACGAAAAAGATGACGTCCTTCAGGTGTTGATAGATCGAGTTGGGGTTCACGAGCAAATCGCATACGAATACCAAGAGTATGAATACGTTCATAGATTTTGAGGCCATTTTCAACATTGCGAGACAATCGATCAACATCACTAAACAGTAAGACATTTACTTGATCCGGATAGCGGTGGCACTCTAATTGGTTAATAGCAATATCAAGGGCATTAGGAATATCATGATAGGCAGATATGCCATCCATTTCGACCCAATCAATAATATTGAGACCATTATCCTGAGCAAATTGGGTAAGTTCATGTCGTTGAACCTCTAGGTTTTGGGTCTTAGTACTAATACGAAGAATACCGATAGTGTTCATAATATCAGATATTTATGATAATTCTAAAAAATTAGAAAATTTTTTTCATCTATACAATTAACACGTATTATAGTAAACTTAGAACAGTTATGGTATAATTGACTTTGTTATAAAAGATCAGCAATCTAAAAGTATGCTAGTACTCTGTACTTCTAATTTTAACTCACTTAGTTAATTTTTAACTAACTCTAAAATTTTTAACTCACTTAAAAATTAACTAACACTCCCTTATATCTAATATGTGCGCCAAAGTCCTTAATACTGGCTATTAATGTGCTTAACAGAGCAATAGAATCAAGAAAAGAAGCGCTAAGTCTAGTTAAATTTATCACTCTATTGATTTCTTCGGTAACTCTCTGGTAAATGATCCATCTTAGCACTGGTTACGTCGCGCAAACCAGATACGATAATTAGTTCTCTATTATGCCCAATGTTCTTGCTTTCCGCCATCAAAAAAATCGGTTTATGATATGTTGCAAATGTGTCTTCAATATAAAATTCGTCATCATCATTTGTTTTTAGAGGAATCAATAATGTTTTTCTAAAATCAGATGATTTTAGATCATCAATATGCCGGTCCAAGTCATAATATTTACCTTCAGGTATAACATATTTTGTGTATAAATAATTAGTATCTTCGTTATATGTTGGTTTAACCACCGATTCATTTGTTTCACTTAAATCATAGTACAAAAGTTTTGGTCCTAAATTATCTTTGTACAATGATATATAATCCGTATAATCCATATTAACATAGTATGGATCAAACGGTTCGAGCAAATGTTTTGGAAATATGTCCATGAATTGTTGTGTTAGCTAAAATATAAAATATGATTTTTTTCTGGGCGCCATACAACTACATATATCGCATGAAAATGAGAATCCGATTATTTAGTTTATTCTCATTACCTTAAACAACGAAAATTAGTACAAATACTTGTATGTTAGCGGTAGAATATGTGAGATATGAAATCAATTGCTTCAAAAAAAATGTCATATTTTTTACATCATTTAGAATGACAGACCCACTCGAATTTGCCTTAATAGGTAGCGTAGATAGTGGGAAATGTTTTAAAAAAGGAACGAATATTATGTTAGCTGATAGAAACATAAAAAAAGTTGAAGACATCAAAATAGGAGATAAGGTCTTGGACATTAATGGAAATAAAGTTGATATTGTCTCGACACATAATGGTAGAGATCGATTGTATATAATAAAACAAAAAATGGGGGAAAGTTACACGGTTAACAGATCACATATACTATCTTTAATGTTTGCTAACATTAAAACAATTAAGTGGAATCAGAAACGGGGTCAATATATTATTAAATATGTTCAAGATATGAAACTAAAAGAAAAGCGATTTGGTAAAAGATCTTTTGATGAAAATCGAAAAATAGAACTTTATAATGAAGCCAAAAAATTCCTAGAAACCAAAGAAAAGGAACCTGGATTTAATAAGAATTATGATGTTACCAATATTTCCGTTACGGAATACTTAAAATTACCCAAAAAAATTAAGAAAATCCTTTATGGGTATCGACCCCAATCTCTTTCTTTTGAATCAAAACCAATCACTATTGATCCATATATTTTAGGATTATGGTTAGGAAACGATATCCCTTTAGAATCTGAAATCATTTCGGGTAATCCAAAGGTACTTGAATATATCAAACTAGAATGTATCAAGGAATATGCACATCAAATCGGAAAAGAAATTGTTAAACATAATCAACCAGTTCATTTAGAAAATAGTGAATGTATGACTGACGTTAAAAATTGGTTCTCCAAAACAAACTTATTAGCAAATAAGAATATCCCCGATAATTATCTCCTCAACACCCAAGAAAATCGATTATCTTTATTAGCAGGAATAATTGATACACATGGGAATCCAAAAGGAAAGACCTATGAAATAGTACAAAAATCTAAATTACTTTCAGATGATACCCTTTTTCTGGCTAGAAGTTTGGGGTTTTGGGCTAGACAAACTGAAATAATAAAAAGCTATTCTCAATCCGACGGTACTAAAGTATCAGGTCTCTATTACAAAATAATCATTATCGGTGATTCAATTGATGAGATACCTGTTCGTCAAAAGAAAAAGGTAGTACTATTACCACATCATAAAAAACAATATCGCTTATCCAGTTTAGAAATAAAAACAGAGAATATAGATGATTATTATGGCTTCGAAATAGACAATGATTCAAAACTATTTTTGGCTCCCGATTTCACTGTTTGGCATAATTCAACTTTAGGTGGTCAACTTTTACATCGCGCTCAATATGTTGACAGTCGCGATTTGGACAAGATCTTTAAAAAGGCCGAAGAAGATGGCATGGAACGATGGAAATGGGCTAGAATTCTTGATATTTTTGAAGAAGAGGCAGCTAGAGGCAAAACGCATGAATTTATCAAAATCGATTTCGAAATTAATGACCAATCCTATATCCTAGTCGACACACCCGGACATAGTATCTTTATCCGTTCTATGATTGAAGGGGTTTATGGTGTCAAAATAGCTGGGATTATCATTCCAATGCCAGATAATGAATTTGATGCAGCTTTTCGTGGTGGTGTCATTAAAGAACATCTGATTATCGCCAGAGCCAGTGGTATCGAAAAAGTTATTCTATTAGCAAATAAAATGGATTTGGTCGGGTGGGATCAAGAAGAGTTTGACCGTAAAACCAAAATAGTCCAACAATTCTTACAAAAAGTCGGCTATGGTAAGAATGATGTTATCACCATTCCAGTTTCCGCGTTTAATGGTATCGGTCTTGGTATCAGTCCAAGTATAGACGGGGGCTCAATTCGTGATGGATTACCGGATTGGTATAGTGGGCCCACATTTTTTGAAGCCCTTGGCTCTTTTGCAAAGGAAATTTCATTTCTTAAGCTTAGCGACGCAACCAAAACAACTAATATCGGATTTAGTGGTAATAGTTTCATTTTGGATACTCGAATTGTTAATTATGATTCCATTATTACTCTTGGTTTTGATGCTATCTTACATATTGAAGGAAAGGAATATGTCGCCGAATTAGTTGGTATTAAAAATGGAGAGCAAAAGTTTGTCAAAAATGGGGATAAATGTTTTACCATATGGACACTAGAACAAGCGATAGAAACAAAGAATGATAAAGTATTGATTAGAAAAGGCGAAACGACCATAGGTTTGGGAAAAATAGTTAAAACCGTTGATCTTTCGAAAAAACGTCAATCATAAGATAAACAAACAATAAGAAGATTGACCTAATTCAAGAAAAATCGAACAAAATCTCTGTATTTTATAACTAAAATGTCGGCAATCGAAACTGAAGTTAATAAGAAGCTTAGTTTAAGCGAGCATAAGTATAAGGTATTTGAATTAACTGCAACCAAAGCCAAGACCAAATTACTCGAAGAGGCTGTAGGATTTGTTACTAAACAAGAGCCAGAGACCGGATTCCTTATTGTTTCTTGTAATCCGCACACTAAACGACTAATATATGCATGTAAGTCAGGACCTGAATTATCTGCTGAAATATGGCTTAGACATATAAGTAATAATAGTTCTGCCGCAACCATTGAGCTCAATACTCAATCTAGTGATGGAGTTCACTATGGTGAACTAACTGATGTTCCATATGTTGAGAAAATTAGAGATGACTTTTTGGCTCACGGTATCGGTATTTTAAGGCAAAATAAGTTAATTGAGGAGGCCGAAGAAGAAGATTATATTGATCCCGAAGCATATGGGTTAGGTAGTTGGTAATTCGTTATACATAGTCCATACAAAACTGTATCACTTTGCAAGGCCACATCATTTTGTGAATCAGTAAAAAGGCTATGACCTGATATTTTTAATTTATAGGGAAATAAAAGACAAAACCGAAAACTCCAACTATCTTTCAATTACTAGGAAAAAAATGTTACACAAATGGCAAACTTTTCTTGAATATAGAATTTAGTACAAACTAAAGAACTCAGATAATGATCGAATGTCCCTTACAGTCGATCAACCTGTTGGCTACATTTAACCCCTAATTTCTTCAGTATTTTTGGAAGAGCTTGGTTCCTCAGGATCGAGATTTTTTGATCATAATTTTTTGAAAACTATTTTCCCTTAACTTGAAAACAGATGATATAAAGTCATAGTGTAATTGTAATATCGAGTAATCACCAAGATAAAACCTTGTACTGGTTTCATAGTGTAAACACATTTGTTTGCGGATTACAGGAAACAATGGACCCTATTAGTTCATACTGGGCGACAACCGTTGTAGTTTTTATAACGGTTTTGATGATGGGACTGCTTATATTTATGATATTTTGCACAAGTTTTTAACTTTGATTTTGATAACTAGTGGAATTTGATTTGTCTATTTTCAATAAAATTGAAAATTCAAATAATTATGATCAAAATTTTTAAATTTTTCATTAGGAGGTAGTGCAGCCTAGTTGATTTAGTACTAACCCATCTAAGATTATTGAATACATAAATGAACTACTAACTCCATAATAATCGTTCGCGTTAGATAATTGCTCACACCAGAAACAAAATATTGACACTTTCATAATAAAACAATCTTTGATAAACGGTACAATTCCGAAAGCTTACTTGGAGAACTATCTAAAATAGGGAAGTCAATAGATATCTAGTATAAGAATTTCGCCCCTTATATCATAAATAATACTACTTACATTATTTAAATGGAAAAATCTGTATTATAGTTATAGTTTAAGCAATCTATATTACAACAGAGGGCTATAGAAAAAGATTAATATTTTTAGGCTAGGAATTTTTATAGTCAAACTTACATATTTAGTATAGTACGTTAGGGGGCGGAAACTAACATCAGTTATATTTCATATAATTTAATCTATTATAAATGGTAACAAATTTTTTGTAGTAAGAAGGAATCGAAAAAATACAAATATAAACCCCCTTTTCTTACTCTTGGTAAATTCCCAAATAGACTTATTAGTGTGATCAGAAAAAGTTTTAGAAAATTATGATCAAAAATTCCCGATTTTGAGGAGTTGAGAGAGACTAATTATTTAGAAAGTTTTCAATAAAATCGAAAATTCAAATAATTATGATCAAAAATTCCCGATTTTGAGGAGTTGAGAGAGACTAATTATTTAGAAAGTTTTTATTTTGAAAAAATTGAAATCAATTATAAAATCATAGATGTCTGAGGATTCCCAGACTAGTAAACCAATATATGATAATATTTGGGATATATTAGAAAAAACAACTGATTACCAAGAACGATCCCGTATAAACTTCTTTATAAATTTATGTCATACCTTTACTACAAATTTAACAACAGAGTTAGCAAGATATCAGAAAGAAGACTCTGGTGATTTCACTAATAGAAAAATGATCTTCAGGTTCTCTGTGGATATAGAAACGGAAGCCAACCAACAGTCTATTTTGTTTTATTGGCCTACAATTTATGCCCAATTTAAAACTAGAGATTTTCATAGCACACGTAATACCAAATATCTCGTAAGCAATATTCTTCGTCACATGGTCAAATGGATAAACGATAACTACACGCTATCCCATCCTATTTACATGGAAACTAAGGCAACTAGTATTAGACATCCAGTAAACAAGAATGTGATTAAAAAAACATTCACAATTATTTCATTTTGAAACCACTTAAGGAAAATTTGACTTGTATTCATTATACCCTTCCCAATCGAGACTATAATGAATACAAAAGTTCATAATCAGAAATCTAAGAATTGTGGATCTAATTCACAACCTCTTATTGAGACAAAGTCTTTAAGTGGTTCTTCAAAAAAAGAATCACAAAACATTTTCCAAGGTCAAGGCAAAACAACCGCATCCATTAACAAACCACCAGTTTGGTTTCCGATCCAAAAACAAATGTTCGAAAATGCCGATCGAGAAAACCATAAATTTTATGTTAGTAAAGACTACTTAAACAACGAGGGCAAATGGGTTAAAAGATTTCGTAGTTTCCAAACTTCACAGGACTATCTAAAACTAAACAAAAAACTTCCTCAAGAAAGAAAAAACTATTGTGAACTTATAAGGACAAATCAACAATGTAAGCCATTTTTCGATATAGAATGGTATGGTTATCGTAAAGATACTGAGCATCACCATGAGGAAATTTATATGATTATCGAAAGTTATATTATCGCGGCCTTTGAAGTTTTAGAAATTGAATTGGATCCCAATTCAATAATAGTGTTAGAAAGTCACCGTTTTGGTGAGAAGCCAAAATATTCTTACCATGTAATAATTAATGGCTTTCATTTAAAGAATCTGCATCAACATGG